CCGTCCTTCACCTGTCCTAACATCCTTGACCCTACCACCTGCGCTCAAGTACATTTCATACTTGGCCCAGTGTGCATGGGGATGAAGATGATATGGAGAGGGGGAGACCTCCTTACTTACGAACACGAATTCTTGGGCGATGCGAACATCAGAGGCGCAATATGCATCTCTGATGGCTTTCAACACTCTCTTCCGAGGGTGTGGAAGCTTCTTTACATCACTCACGAACCATGTTGGTAGGTCAGGGGAATCCCAGGACGACCCAACCAGGGAGCTATCAAAGCCCCCTCCGCGCAAGGCAACCGGGGTCCGCTTGAGTAGCTGATCATATAACAGCTTAAAGCTGGGATACGATTCACCCAAAGCATATGCTTTGGCAAGAATCGTCGCACAATCACCAATCGATTCAGGCCACAAGAAGTCATACGACTTCACGTAGCCTTCATCAATATGGTGATTGGCACCACAGCTTTCGCGGAAAGGCCCTTCGATGAAGGACTTTTCCTTATTCACGACGAATCCAACTACTTCTAGCAGTTGGATCAATCGCGGAGCGTAGTCTTTCTTGATGACAATGTCATCTCCAAAGACTGAAGCCGTAGGATCAAGTACCCTAGCAAGACACGTCAGGATCGCAGTCATCAGTTCGAAGGTGAAACCATTTCCCATAGAAGAAATCTTCTTAGGAATATGGTACATCTTATCGAATCCGAGAAGCATCGGACTCCTCGATGAGAGGAGCTGATCAAGAAAGCGACCGGGAAGAAGAAATTTGCAAAGGGCAATAGAGATACTGTCCGATGCATTCTTCAAGTCGATGGTGGCATAGGAATGATCACGGATGATCTCCCTATGCTTATCGGCAAGGGTGTCAAGATTGACACCCATGTCGATCATCAACTTCTTCCGAAGGAAGTTCCCAATCTGACGCTGGTTGAGGATGTTTCCAAAAGGCTCAATGTTGATCGGACGCCTCACTTCATTGTTCTTGGGAACCGTTGCGAAACGGCTACCCTGAACAAGAGTGGTAATGCGTTCCAATTTCCATTGGAAGATCAGGAAGCCAGGGTCAGGACAAAACCTGAACCTGTTCCAAAGAATCCTTTCGGATTCCTTGAACGATTCCTTGAACTTCTGCCTCAGGAACCACCTGGTATAACGTCGGCGGAAAGCTCTCTTCAGAGCTTTATGTCTGTACACCAGTTTCGAGAACTTTTCGAAGTTCTCTGGTGTACAGGTCCACTCCCCTCTCGCGAGTCTGGACTCAACTGAGTTGAGTCCTCCCGTGGGAGAGAATGACGACC